CCTGGAATAAATTTCACGCCTGGGCTAAAAACATGGTGACAGTGGCTAACCTTGACACTGACCAGTTCACTATTGCTTTGACAAACACCGCGCCCGTAGCGGCAAACAGCGTATTGGCTGATATAACGGAAATCAGCTACACGAACCTAACCAGCCGAAACATCACTACGACAAGCTCTTCGCAAACTGGAGGCGTTTATACGCTTGTGTTTCAAGACTTGACTCTGACCGCTTCAGGCTCTGTACCTTCGTTTCGTTATGCTGTCCTTTATGACAACACGCTTACTTCACCGCTCGACCCAGTGGTTTCATGGTGGGATTATGGTTCAAGCATAACCATGGCAAACGGTGAAACATTTACTGTTGACTTAACTGGCGCTGCAATTACTTTATCGTAGGTGTTATATGCAAATTATTTCATACCCCGGGCGGTTTGTTTACATCGCAGTAACAGGCGATTGGCGTCTGGATGTTTCAAATGGGCAATTCATAATCCTACCCCAAGTTGGCAATAGTTTGGAATATTCAAGCGGTCGAAATCTTGATAACCTTGCGGCATTGATCATTGAAGCAAAAGCCCACGCGCTTACTCAAGGTATTATCTGGGAAGGTGAATAATGGCGGCGCTAACCGACCTTTCCGACCTCATCAACCGAGGCACAGGCGGAAACAACGGAACACCTGAAACGCCCTTTTATTTTAAGGCACCGCGCATTGCAGGCGCAGCCGCCACCGCGCCAATCGCGGGTCGCATGGCTTCGCTTTGGCGCTACGATGGGATGCCCGGTGGTGGCGCAATTCCGACGACTGGCGCGATTCCTACGCGCACAACGCAGGGCGCATTGCCCTATACTGCGGCAGGCGGCGGGCGTGAGAAATTTGCGCTCACGGTTGGTCTCACGTCAAGCGTTGCTGGCGTCTTCACTTTGTATGATCGCCTTTTTCATATCGGCGGCCTGAGCGGCACGGTTACGACCGCGCAGACTGTTCAGGGATCAACACCTACTCCAGCGCTCACGCGCAATACGGGCGGGGTGGGAAATGTGGTTTTTGTTGAAATCTATACCCTGATTGGAAATACAGCGCAGACTATCACAATGAACTACACCAATCAGGCAGGCACCACGGGCCGCATTAGTACGGCGGTTGCGATTGGTGGCAGCAATAACCGCGAAGCTACGCGCGTGATCATGTTGCCGTTGCAGGCCGATGACACGGGCGTTCGCGCGGTGCAAAGCATTACGCTTTCGGGTAGTACCGGAACGGCTGGCGAGTTCGGCGTTGTCATTGCGCGCCCATTTCCGATTCTTCCGGTTGCAACGGCTGGTTTGGCGGTGATTCGCGATTGGACAACGGGCCTTCCGATGCCGCCTGATGTCAATAATATGTGCCTGTCTTTGCTCTTTTTCCCAGCATCCGCTGCCGCGCCCGATATCTACGGCGGTTTCAGCTTTATCGAGAAATAGCCATGGCACTCGCTGATCTGGCTGCTTACAAGGAAATGCTAGACCGCAATCGCGGCGCGGATTTCATGGCGAATTCAGGCGGGCGCACGGCGAGAATGGTGGCCGCGTGGCCCTTTTTTGTGCCTACGCCCGCGACGCCAACTACAAGCGTTGCGCTTGACCGAACTAGCGATCTCGCCATACGCAATATTCCGAACACTGGCACGGGGCGCCCGACCATCCTCGGCGCCAATATTGCGGCGGGTGGTCAGGCTGGCAGTACTGGCGCAGGCATCGCGGCAATTGTGGTGGACCTGCTGAACATCAGCGGCGGCCTGACAATGAACTCCGCTGTGGAACAGACGACCAATCTGCCGACCGCTGCCCTGACCCGCTACACAAGCGGCGAGGGCGTGATGGCAGCGCTCATTTTGCATCAGCAGATCGGCAGCGCGGCGACCAGCTTCACGGTGCGCTATACCAACCAAGCTGGCACGGGCAACCGCATAGCGCCTTCTCAGCAAATTGGCGGCACCGGCTGGCGTGAAAATGCTTCGCTGCTCCCGATATCGTTTGAAGGCGCGGATACGGGCGTTCGATCAGTGGAAGGTGTCACAATCGCTGCAGCTTCTGGCAACACGCAATTGTTCGGCGTGTGCCTATTCAAGCCGCTGGCGATGTTCGCGGTGAATGATGTGATGGGCGTCAACAAATTTGACGCGATCTCGACGGGGAATTTCCTGGGCGCGTTGAATGAATATCACCCAGACGCTTGCCTTTCAATTATTTATACGTCTATCGCGGCGACAATGCCTATTTCGGGATCAATTTTTGTAGGCGAGACCTAAGCTATGCGGTCGCGTCGGTTATTTGACGGAGCGCAGATTGAGCTAGGCATTCTGCCGATTGTTGAAGCAACGGGCGGGGCTTTTACGCTTTCTGCGGATGGTGGGACGTACAGTTACAGCGGGAACAACGCCAATCTTATTTATACCCCGGCAGGTGCATTTACATTAAGTGCCGACGGTGGCACATACAGCTATTCTGGCAACAATGCGGATTTACGTTTTAACCGCGTTTTACTCGCTGACGGTGGAATTTATAACTACAGTGGCAACAATGCCAATTTAATTTACACGCCAACCGGGTCTTATACTTTGACGGCTGACGGTGGGGTGTATTCCTACTCAGGCGACAATGCGAACCTGCTTTATAGCCGACTGCTTACTGCTGATGGCGGCACATACGGTTACAGCGGGAATAATGTTAATTTAACTTATGTCCCCTTTTCAGGCGCTTACACGATCAATGCTGAAAGTGGTGTCTATTCATATAATGGAAATAATGCGCAGTTAATTTATTATCCTATTATTATTAGTGGATCAGGAACAGCCAAGCGTAAAAAAGGATGGGGACGCGAACGCGAGATTCTCGAAGATTCTCTACGCAGGATTGAAGCTCAGGATATGCGAGACATTGCCGAAACGATGGCGAAGTCTGAGCGCCCACAGGCAAAGCGCATTATTCGCAAACTTGCCGACTATTCTGGGGAAATTAAACAGCTTGAAAGCTTACAGCGTGAACTAGCAAAACTTGAGGCTATTCAAATAGAACGCAAGGTAACTGACTCTATACAGGCTGAAAAAGAAAAAGAATTGACACTTGCAGCGGCTGAATTAAAATCAATCTTGCAAGAGGAGGTGGAAATTATCGAGGCATACTTACAACTTGAGGAATATGAAACGCGTGTTTTGTTGAGCACTATTGGGATAACGGTTCACTAACGGCAACCACTCAGCCTATGAGTGAGAATAGAGGAAATTATGGAAGTCGAGCAAGAAATCCAGCAAGAGACTGAGCAAGAAGAGGCGCAGATAGAAGAAGCGCAGGAAGAGCAAGCCGAAGAACAGCAAGAGGAACCAACAGAGGAAGTCACAATTACAATTGGTGACGAAGCGCCTCAAGAAGAGGAAGCAAGAGCGCCTGACTGGGTTCGTGAGCTGCGCAAGGCAAACAGAGAGAAAGAGCGTCGCATCCGTGAGCTAGAGTCACAGATCAATCAATCCGCGCCAAAAGTAAAGCTGGCACAAAAGCCAAAACTTGAGGACTTTGACTACGATGCTGAGAAGTTTGATGCTGAACTCGACAAATGGTACGAAAAGAAACGAATTCACGACATCGAACAGGAAAAAATCAGGCAGTCCGAAGATAATCAAGTAAGGGACTGGCAAAACAAGCTGGATTCATACACTAAAGCCAAGAACGAGCTAAAAGTCAAAGATTATGATGATGCTGAGTTCATGGCTCAGGAATTATTCAATGTTACGCAACAAGGCGTGATTATTCAGGGCGCGGATAATCCTGCTCTAGTGGTTTATGCTTTGGGCAAGAATCCGAAAAAAGCGCAGGAATTAAGTAGGATAAGTGACCCGGTTAAATTTGCTTTTGCCATTGCCAAACTTGAAAAGGAATTAAAAGTGGTCAACAAAAAAACAATACCCCCACCTGAGCGAACTGTTCAAGGAACTGGCCGGGTTTCCGGCTCGGTAGATTCAACACTTGATCGCCTTCGTGAGGAAGCGGCGAGAACTGGTGATTTAACCAAAGTTATGCGGTACAAAGCACAGTTAAAAAAGAAAAGCGCATGACGTAGTGATGCGCCATTTGGCCTGAGTGTCAGTCTGCGTAGCAGTCTGTCACTACAGGCTTGCAAAAAGATTGACGTAGTTTTACAATCAGGAAAAGGTATCGCCAGCCATAAATGGCAGACAGTTTAGCGGCCACCGGCTCTATTGGTGAGTAAACAGGCGCGGATTATCCGCAATAGTCACTCATTTTTTAGGAGCCAATCATGGCAAATAGTTTCTCGAAAGAAGAGCGCGTAGCGTTTGAGAACCTTCTCGAAGGTTTCCAAGACGCACTGGTGTTGTCGCGCAATGTAAACATTTACAACACCGATCAAAGCATGATGGAGCGCACCAATAACATTATTTGGCGTCCCCAGCCGTACATTGCCACTTCGTATTCTGGCACTGACATGACTGCAAACTTCGACGACTACACTCAATTGAGTGTGCCCGCCACTATTGGCTTCGGTCGTTCAGTTCCTTGGGTTATGACTGCTACCGAGCTACGTGATAGCTTGCAAGAAGGTCGTCTGGGCGATGCAGCTAAACAGAAACTTGCATCAGATATTAACGTCGCCATTATGAACGTTGCTGCCCTTCAAGGCACTTTGTTTGTTAAGCGTACTGGTGCTGCCTCTGGTTTTGATGATGTGGCTGAAATCGAAGCGGTAATGAACGAACGCGGCATTATGTTTGAAGATCGTTATCTGGCATTGTCAACCCGTGACTACAACGGCATGGCTTCTGATTTGTCTAAGGCTTCCCGTTCGTTTGGTAATGAAGTGACCGATACCGCCTACCGTCGCGCTTATGTTGGCCGTGTAGCTTCGTTTGAAACCTTCAAACTTGACTACGCACTTCGTAAAGCGGCTCAATTGGGTGGGGCTGGTTTGACGGTTGATACCCGTGCATCAGCAAATAACTTCTATGTGCCCCGTGCTACTAGCGTAGCAACCACTGGCGAAACTGCAAACGTCGATAACCGTTTCCAGACCATTACCATTTCCTCTACCACTAACGTGGCGGCTGGTGATGCGTTTACTATTGCCAACGTGTTTGCTGCTCATCACATTACCAAAGCCAACACCGGAACCCTGAAAACTTTCCGCGTTATTAGCGTGCTGAATAGCACTCAGATGGTTGTTAGCCCTCCAATCATCTCTAACCAAGGCGGCTCCGATGCTGAGGCTCAGTATCAAAACGTCGTTGTATCAGCTACCGCAAGTACCGCGCCTATCGTTTTCTTGAATACCGCTGCTGGTAATATGAACCCGTTCTGGCAAAAAGATGCTCTGGAAATTCTGCCAGGTCGTTATGCTGTGCCTGCCGATGCTGGTGCTGCTGTAATGCGTGCTTCTACAGATCAAGGCATTGAGTTGGTGATGACCAAACAATACGACATCAATACGATGAAGACTAAATATCGTGTCGATACTTTGTATGGCGTGGTCAATAAACATCCAGAAATGACCGGCATTATCATGTTCTCGCAAACGTAATAGAGAGGATTAAACCATGTCTAATATCTTAGCTCCAAACGGTATTGTTACCGTAACGGTTCCGGCGACCGAGAGCATTGCCGTTTATACCCAAGGCCAAGCGCAAGTTTCGCGCCGTCTTGGCTTTCCCAACTATCCCGACCAGACCACTTTGCTGGGTACGGTAACGAACGGTCAAACCGTATTCGGCGCTTATGCGTCTGGCGCGACCATCGTTATTGAATCCACTGGTGGTCAGCCTGTGTATTATGAAGTTGGCACTGCCCCTGTTGTTACCCAAGGGCGTCTTAATGTACAGCAACAAGTAACGCCAGTCGTTATTGCTGATGGTGGTTCAATGGCATTTTCTGCCGCTGACTTATTGTCTGGTATCGTTACAGCAACTCCGACGGCAGGACGCAACATCCAACTGCCTACTGGTGCTAACTTAGACCTAGCCTCTGAATTTTTGGTAAACGATTCGGTGGACTGGACTCTGATAACACTGGCGGCTTTCGCTTTGACCGTGACAGCTAATACTGGTCATACGATTGTTGGTGGCGCTGCCACTGGTGCTGCGTCTGGTAACGCGGCTCGCTTCCGTACCCGGAAAACGGCTGCTGATACCTTTGTGACGTACCGTATCGCGTAATAAATGGGAGGCTTCGGCCTCCCATCTTTTAGGAGGATTTATGCCACTCAAGCAAGGTTACAGTCAAAAGACGGTCAGCAAGAACATTACAGCCGAAATGAAAGCAGGCAAGCCACAAAAGCAAGCGGTAGCTATTGCTTTATCGACTGCGCGCAAAGCGGCTAAGAAAGCCGGAAAGAAAATGAAATGAGCGATTTTATCGTTTACAAAAAAGGCGGTGCGCATTTTGCCCCAGCTGGTCTGACTTATGACAGCAAAGTAATAGACCCGGAAGATTATGAAGCCGAAAAAGCAAACGGCTGGGACGTTGATTTTTTGACAGCACTTGGTCTAAACGAAGGCCTAAAAGAAGAAACAAACGCACTAATTAACGATCAACCAACTCGTGATGAAATGCTTCAAAAGGCTGATGAGTTAGGAATCAAAGTAGATGGGCGCTGGTCAGATAAGAAGCTAATGTCTGCAATTGAAGAGGCTATCAAGGGGAAATCATGATTATCGGTCCATTCATGGCACGTTATGGCGCTGGTCAAACGGTATCGACTTCGGTTACTTCGGGAACGGTAACGATTGGCGCTGGTAATAAATGTTTACGTTTACAAAACCTAGACAGCACAAACACTATTCACGTTCGGACTTCTGTGGGTGCAAGCACGGCGACTACCGCTGATGTAATGTTGAGACCAGGCCAAGTTATTGTGATTCAAAAAAACATGGATCACGACACCCTAGCACATATTGCCGCAGCTGGAACGCCTAGTCTGCGTATAGAGCCGGGCGAGGCTGGTATTTAATGGGCTACACCAAGCGCCAATTTGTTGAGGCCGCCTTTGATGAAATAGGCATGGCCAACTACGTTTTTGATTTACAGCCAGAGCAATTGCAGTCAGCATTAAGGCGCTTAGATACCATGATGGCCGATTGGAACGGCAAGGGTATCAGGGTTGGTTATCCAATACCATCTAGTCCACAATCTAGCGACTTGGATGAAGAAAGCCAAGTTCCCGATGTTGCTAATGAAGCGATCATCACTAATCTGGCAATTAAGATAGCTCCGGGGTATGGGCGAATTGTATCTTCTGACACAAAGGCAAGCGCACGAAGTGGGTACACAACGTTATTAGGTCGAGCTGTAATGCCTGCTGAACAACAGATTAGCGGCATGATGCCTAGCGGCGCTGGAAATAGAACATGGGGCGGCATTGACTTTCCATTCCTGGAAGCGCCGGAAGACAAGATACAGACAGGCCAAGACGGCTATTTAGAATACTGAGGACATTATGGCAGCAATCAATCAACTACCCTTGCTAAACAGTGCATCATCTGGCGATCAAATACCTGTTTACAGTCCGAATAATGGCGATGCAAGGCGCTTGTCAGTATCCTCACTACTTGCCTACTTTCAGCAAAACTTTGCCAGCCCAACGATGGCGGTGAATTTGTATGTTCCAAGTACTGGTTTCAGTATTCCCGTGCCAACTCCGGTATCTGAACAGCAATGGATTCTTTTACAACCCGCTGGAACTTTGGCCAGTGGTTCGATTACCTTACCACTGAATACGTCAACTGCTGATGGTGCTGAGGTATTGGTGACGACAACGCAAGCCATTACTTCATTTTCCTTTTCATTGAATGGCGCAACGGCTGTTAATGGTTCTGTGACTACCCTTCGCGCAGGCGCTGCAGTACGCTTAAGATTTTATCAAGCCACAAACTCTTGGTATGCGCTAACGACTGACTCTGCGCCATATAGCGCGGCTATTCAAGACTTTCTGACTAACCCCACATCGGCAAACCTCGCAACGGCTGTCACTGGTGATACTGGAAGTGGCGCGCTGGTGTTTGCTACATCGCCCACTCTAGTGACTCCTGTATTGGGTGTCGCTACCGGAACGAGTCTGGCCACTTCTGGAAGCCAACTAGTCAATGGCACAGGGAAGCAAGGCTATGACACTGGAGCTGGTGGGACAGTTACTCAAGGCGCTGGATCTGGTAAGGCAACGTCTGTAACCTTAAACAAGCAATGCGGCTCCATTACTATGGACGGCGCTGCATTGGCAGCTAACACCACAGTATCTTTCACTCTGACAAACTCAACTATTGAGGCTGGGGATATTTTGATACTGAACCATATTTCTGGAGGTACGGCGGGAGCATATACGTTTAATCCCCAATGTGGCGCTGGTTCAGCCTCGATTAGTGTGCGCAACGGCACTGCTGGTTCATTATCTGAAGCAATTGTCATACGTTTTGCTGTAATGAAGGTAGTGTCGGCATGAAGGATGCTCGTCTTGCTCGTGTTGGCGTGGCTGGCTACAATAAACCGAAGCGCACTCCATCACATCCAACCAAGTCTCATGTGGTTGTTGCAAAGCAAGGCGATCAGGTAAAAACGATTAGATTCGGCCAACAAGGCGTTACAGGTTCACAAAAAAAAGAAGATGAATCAAAGTCAGATAAAGCACGCAGGGAATCATTCAAAGCGCGGCACGCTCAAAACATCTCAAAAGGAAAAATGAGCGCGGCATGGTGGGCAAATAAAGTCAAATGGTAAGTCATGCAAATACCTATTCTAAGCGGTATCTACACTGACAACACACCTGAGTTACGTACATCGTACCCGGTCAATCTTATTCCTGTTCCTGCAAAAACAGGCATAAGCGCTGGCTTTCTAAAACCCGCTGAAGGTATCGTAAGCAATGGAACAGGAACAGGTACAGACCGCGGCGGTATAGAGTGGGATGGCGTTTGTTATCGCGTCATGGGAACGAAGTTAGTAAGAGTGGACAGTGATGGAACGGTCACAACCCTTGGCGATGTGGGCGGTAGTGAACTTGTCTCAATGGATTATAGTTTTGACAGACTAGCTATAGCATCCGGTGGAAATCTTTTCTATTGGAATGGCTCAGTATTAAGCCAAGTGACTGACTCAGACTTGGGCACAGTTTTAGATGTGTGCTGGATTGATGGTTACTTCATGACCACGGACGGCGCTAATTTAGTGGTAACGGAACTCAGCGACCCGGCACAAGTAAATCCTTTGAAGTATGGCTCGTCTGAATTAGACCCTGACCCAGTAAAAGCATTACTAGAGTTAAGAAACGAAATATATGCACTTAACCGTCACACCATAGAAGTATTTGATAACGTTGGTGGTGAGTTTTTCCCATTCTCTAGGATAGAAGGTGCGCACATAGCCAAAGGCTCCATTGGCACTCATACCTGTTGCGTTTATATCGAAGCAGTGGCGTTTTTAGGTAGCGGACGCAATGAAGCGCCAGGTATTTATTTGGCAGCAAATGGACAAACCAAAAAGATTAGCA